AACAAAACAGACATACCAAACCAGAAACGAATTGAAAGAGGCTCTCGGATCCGTCGGGTGGACATTCGCACGAATCAATAAAACACTCGGTATCATGTCACGATCCACAATCACAATGGTGTGTCATGTCGAGAATTGCCCCACAAGAACGGTCAAACACGCAAAAATCGAAGATTTCATAGCCGAAATATTAGGACAACCAGTTTTAAGCGTTTTCCCAGACCATAAAGAAAGATAAAAGGTGAAAAAAATGTCACAAAAAATCAAAAACGACTACAAAGAAAAATTGAGGTCAGCAAACCTCTACGACGCCCACGTCACGGCAAAAACAATCAAAGATTTCGGGAAGGCCATCGGATTGCCACTCGCTCAAATGGCGTGGGACGAAATGAGACGCGACGGAACGCCCTACATCCTGCTAGGACGAAGAATATATGTTGCCGTACCCGATTTTATTGATTGGATACTATCCCACCGCGTCACAGCGTAAGGAGGCTTTGCAATGCCATCACTACTCGTCACACCTAAAGACGTGTGTGCCATCAAGGCTGGAGCAAAGACTCAGCACACTATATGGGCACGCCATCACGAAATGGCCGTGTTCACTTATGGAATCTTCGGAGGATTGCCAGTGGATGCAGATATGGCACCACACGTCAAAGCAGAACGACCAGATTACACGGTTTCGGTTATGAGAAATTGTAAAAACTACACCCTGTTTTTGCTCAATAACGAGTACGCAATCCAATACGCACGAAAAGAGCGTGGCGTGGGGTTCATTCGAGTCACCCGATTGCTATATGTGTTCCTTGACGATTTCACAGACGAAATGGCGCGACTTGAAGGATATAAAGATCGAGACGCATTTCTTGAACATATCGAACCGCACAAACCCAAAACAGTAGAATCCAACCGGCCACCCGTCTTGAGAGTCGTACAGTTTTGCTATGTAGGACGTGAAAAATCAATGGGGAGGCCAATATGTCACGGCTAAAACCGGCAACCGTATCAACATATTTAGGCGTGGAATTTCCACCGGCGGCACAGACGCTATCAGGCGGACGGGTAATGTTTGAAATAGTCCTCGCTATCACGTGTATGGCCGCCGTGGCTTATTGGGTTTTCTAAAGCAGAAAGATTTTAATCAGTGTCAAAATTATCGGATACACTGCTAAACTACTTTGTAAATCGTCGGGATTTTATAGGATGCACAGTAGGGAAAGCCAAAAATAGACCCTTGTTTTGTGAAAAATCCGGGGAGCTTGAGCGACTGATACAAGCTCATATCTCCGGGCGCAAAACAGACGTGCGATTCATAGACGCAGACGGAAATAAAATATTAACCTCAGTCATTCCACGACTTCATGTCCCACAATTGGACACAGATAATCTCGTCACGTGGCTGGCATACGATATCGACGGATCCAATCACGCAAAACAATCACGCAACCCGAATCCGGTCAAAGCCGCTGTCGCAATCTGGCAAGCAGCAAAACACGCAGGCATTCCACTCCATTGCGAATACTCGCAATCAGGAAAAGGATTTCACCTGTGGGGCTTTTTCGAGTCGCCACAAAAAGCCGATGCCGTCAAAGCAATCACAGAACAATTTTTAGCCGAAGCCCTTACCTCAAATACAGTGAAAAGCAAGGGAATTGAATGCTTCCCTAAACAAGCCCGCCTAAACAGCTTCACGCAATCCGCCACCGGGCATAGCTTCGGTAATGGCCTTGCCCTGCCCTTGTGGGCAGGTGCAAAGGCTTCAATGGGGTGTCAATTCGTGGAAGTGCTGAAAGACGGTATCGGCGGCAAAACAACAAATGTTCGATTTGAAAGAATCAGCAACGATACATTCAAAACACTCGCTAAACGCTACCCCATACCCGCACCCTACGTGCCTTCGGCTATATATCCAGAACGAGATAAGGCAGAAGAATTTGACAGAGTGAAAGATGCCCTCAATTCGATATCACCGGATCTTCCCCATGACCAATGGGTACGCATCGGAATGGCCGTTAACTCGTTTGATGATACGGATTTGGGCTATTCACTATGGGAACAATGGAGTGCTGGCGGCAGTAGCTTCATACCGTCATCATGTGCGCATAAATGGAAATCATTTACGCCGGGTGGGTCTGTATCGCTCGGTACATTGTTCGGCATGGCAAGCGATAACGGATGGAGAGATCCATTCAAAAAAGCGGACTTGCCACCGGATGCCACACGTGTCGGAAAATCTCTCAAGCCATTGCCGATGATTGAAAGCCTTGCTCAATTGTATGACGCCGCACGGGATCCAGAACCACCACCCATGCCCGGCGATCTGCCCCCGGCTCCGGGGGGCAATGATGGGGAGGAAAAACCCGTTATTCATACGAATCTGATGCAGTACGACACGCTTATCAAAAATTCATGGGTCAATCTGCTTGATTTGAATAAAAATTCGTTGACGCCCTTCGTGTTTCGGCGTGGCCATAACGTCGTGCAACTACTGGAATCCGTCGACGGGGAAGGTGTGAGTATTTCATCGGCCAATGAAGCCGCCGTCTTTCATATTCTTGTCATGCGGCTGGATTGGAAAAAATGGACATCAAAAAAAGACAAAAACAATAACAGAATCGACAGTCACGGAGTGCCCCCGACAAATCTTGTCAGGGACATCACCACACACCCTCACTACAAATTGCCCGTGTGCCAAAGCGTATGGAACGTGCCATCTTTCACACGGGCAGGTGAGTTAATTACAAAGCGAGGATATTACATGACCGATGAACTATGGCTGGAACCACCCCCTGACTTCGACCTTCCACCTGTACTGCCGGAAGGTGCAGACCACGCAGAAGCAGTGGCCGAAGCACTGCACTTTTTAACCGATGATTTTCTTGTGGATTTTCCACTTGCCGGCGAAAGCGATATTGCCCATGCACTTGCGGCCATCATCACCCCGTTTGTGCGTCGAATGATTGCAGGCCCTACACCCCTGTTTTTGTATAGCGCACCCACACCCGGCTCAGGCAAGACGTTTTTGGCCGGTGCTTCGGCTATGCTGACCGTTGGCCGGATGCCAAACGCTCAGGTGCTGCCGACCAGAGAAGAAGAAACCCGCAAAACATTCACGGCGGTACTCATGACCGCACCCCGCATCATCCTGATAGATAATGCAAACGAAAACAGGATGATAAATGACTCGGTTTTGACCGCTATCTTAACAACGGAATGGTGGGCGGATAGAGAGTTGGGTAGCTCCAAAAGCGTGCAACTCCTGAACCATGCCACGTGGATGCTAACTGCCAATAACCCACGCTTATCAAAAGAACTTGCCAGACGATGCGTGGAAATTCATATCAATCCCAATATGGAAAACCCGGAAGAACGAAGCGGATTCAAACATGCCCCGTTTTTGGACTGGGTGCAAAATAACAGAGTCAAACTTGTGCATTGCGTGGCCACGATGATAGCGGCGTGGATCGCCGCAGGCCGGCCAAGTGACGGTGTGCCAGTTTTGGGGTCATTTGAGAATTGGGCAACCATTGTGGGTGGGATTATTCACCATGCCGGCGTTGAAGGATTTTTACAGAATCGGAACGTACTCAAAGATAACGATATGGAGTCACTGGAGTGGCGTGAATTCGTGAGCGCATGGTGGGAAACATGGAAAGACGACTGGCGACGGCCAAGCGAATTGGCCACATGGGCAGTCAATAACGACGTGGGCGGACGAATGATGGGCAACGGAAACGAACGAAGCAGAACAACAAAAATGGGGTATGCACTCGGAAAAATGCAAAAACGGATTTTCTCAGGATATCGCATCGAGCGCGGACTGGATAGGAGCCGAGTGGCGTACAGGCTCGTAGAAGTAGAGCCAGAACCAGAACAGGAACAAAAAACGGATATAGCCCCTGATGGGGATGTCGAATTTCTCTAAACAATAACGAAAGGAACGCAGAAAATGCAGGCAGTAAAACATGATGGAACACGAGAAAAACCAGAGCCGTTTGACAAGAAAAAAATGGAAACGAAGCTGAAAGACCCGGAAGTAAGGCGCGTTGAAGTGTTCAAGCCAAAAGTGGGCATGGTGGTTAACTTTGGAGACAAATTTTACAAGGTTTGTCAGATTTTGCCCGGTGGATTCAAGCTGAAAGCTACAAAAAAGCCAGATGAGGTGAGGTGATGAAGCGAACGGTTGTAATCAGAAAAGAAATTCACGTGGCCGACATGAATCCTATGTTGTGCGACAAGCGTAGATGTCCCTTCTACTCAGCACGTAGTCGCAAGCATGAGCATGGTTGTACGCTAGAAAATTCAGGGGTAAGGATAAGACTTGACCAAACGGTCGCCGGATATCCAATTCGGTCAAAATTCTGTCAGGACAACCAAAGGTAAAAAAATGAAAACACGAATTCTAAAAGCTCTTGATATGGACGGTATGAGCCGCCTCGGATGGTTCAACTTTTTATTCATGCAATGGTTTTGGCTTCGCTTGTATTTCAAGCGCGGGGTGGGCGGAGTCATAGCAGAGGTTGGAGTGCTCTGTCTTGTAATTCCATTGACCGGATGGTGGGGTAATTACTACCCCAAAAAGCCTAAAGAATTGAAGCTGGTTTCTTCAACTAGAATTTTATAACTAACAAAAAGGAGCGACAAAGCATGGATCAGCACATCGGACAATTTAGACAAATCACATTTGAGAGAGTCGGCCAATCAGAAGCAATGATTTTACAGGACATCATTATCGCCACGCATGGCCACCACGTCCACACGAAGGCAGGGCACACGATACGAAAGGATTTGATACTCACGATTGATCCGGTCAAAATCGTGAACCAAGAGGCAGGCCCGCCCACGAACGAGTCACAGAAGCCGGATTTGACAGCCAAGGAAAAAGAAGTAATCAAGAAACCGCAAAAGATCGGCTCAGGGGCAAAGTAAAGACCTGCAAGCCCGCACGATACCCCGTGCGGGCTTTTTTGTGCCCCACAGGCGCGGTTCCCTGTGACCCATTTTCACAAAGTGTAGACCTTGCAAGGTATGGTGGAAGTTATGAAGAAAACAGAAAATAATAAGGATTGCCCTTTACATCTATTTCATAAGGAAAACGGGCAGATTGATTTTAACAGTACCAGAAAAGGAGCAAACCACGTGCCGGAAAGTGTTGTTTGTCATCCGTTCTTGGGGCATATCAGACCACAAACTATCAAATGTCCACTCGATGAACCAGCGATCATTACATGGATTTCATGGGCATTAGCGTTGCTCTCTGCGCTGGTAATTTTGGGCGTTTTTGCGATGATAGCGGGTGGTTGCTAATGCAGAAAAAAGCGGAAATTTGCATTTTTCAGAGAGCGGTTGATGGATGGTTTCGGGGAGTTTTTCAGGTGGAAAACCGGCTCGTAAAACGCTTGTTTTCTGGAAATTCGGAGTCTGTACCGGAGCTGGTTTCTTGTAAAAAGAACACTCGCAAAAAAATGAAAATTGGCGGATTCAGGGCAAAGTTTGCACCGCTCGATATGATCGGAAAATTACGAAAAATAAGCGGGTTTTTCGTGCATACCTTTTCAAAGGTCTACAAAAGGTCTACAAAAAATTTACCAACAAATACAGATACTTTACAGACCTTCATACCTTTCATACCTTGGCCTAACTACGCGGGTGAACAAAAGTTCAAAATGAGGGGAAAAAAAGACAAAAAAGAGGGGTAAATGGCAACATCACTCACGCGTATAGCAAACCAAAGGTATGAAAGGTATGAAGGTCTGTAAAGTTGTTAATATTATTGATGTTTTTTTTGTAGACCTTTGAAACCAAGGTATGCAAAGGTCTACAGATTTCTAAAAACAAGGAAAAAACGATGAAAAAGCACATTTTCAGTAGAAAATTGGAAATTAAAACACAGGTGGATGGGGATTTAATCCCGAATGGCTGGCAAGAATTGACTGAGGATTCGATTGTCAGCATGAGGCAAACCGTGGTGGCGTATCTGGAGAGCCACCCGTCAAAGATTGGGAGCGTGGAAGTTCAATGGTCACGATTTATTAAAAATTCAATAAATGCCATCGGATTAGAGAGCGTTCAATCTGCCCGTGTTTTGGCAAATGATCCCACTGACTTCGTTGGAGCGGCTGTCATGCGATTGGGGTGTGCCGATCAGGCACGATGGGTAAACCTTTCGGACTTGTACGAAATGCAGGAACGACCGGATCCAGAACGAGCCGCACTGGAGAAGATTATGGGAAGGCCGTTCAATGCCGAAGTATAATTCTGGACATGACTGGGTAGGTCATCCCGATGCCAAGGCTGTGTGGCAAATTGTGGCCGACTATGTGAGCGGATACAATTGTATCCTGCCAAAGCCGAGGGCTATGTGTGCCATGTTGCTCTTGGAAATCTGGCACTTGCGTGAGGATCTGGAGTTGACTCGTAGACAGTTGACCGCATTGCAGAAAAAAAAGACAACAAAGCAAGTGAAAAAGTGAACCACTGTGTACTTTTGACACTAAAAAACGACCTTCTTTCATGCGGAAGTACACACTATCAGCGGCTCATATCGGCAACGTGATGAATTTCCACACAATCAAAGCCTGAAACACATAGCCCTGTTTTTCTCAAAAGGCCAAAATGTATACTTTCAAAACCAGTTGACCAAACATAAATCACAGGCCAAACAGTCAACTAAATAGCATGATTTTATAGCACATGTAAACACATGATATCACTAGGTTAATTCAATAGGTACTGTATTTTCACGTTTTCAGCGAGGGTTCCTCGAAAGATCTCGACCGTTTTTTATCTGCCTCGGTTTCAAAGGCCGAGTTTAGTTGACACTTTCGGATAAGTGTATTTATGTGATAATTAATAGTTGACATATTGTTATTTTAAGTGTAGTTTTTTTTTGATTTAGTTTCCCTTTCAGCTTTCAAGAGGCAACGATGATTGATCTTAGTTCGATAAAATCAGACATTCGCCAACAAACAGCCGACCATCGGCCTGATAGAAAAACGACCAATCGCTTTGGATTCACTGAAAAAAGCCTCGATATCACCGACGATGATAACCCGTTCCTCTCCCTGGAACCCGCCCAATTCTCAAATTGCCGAAAAGCAATAGGAACAATCAAAGCAGGGTTTAACAAAATCCTCATCACGAACGGTAGCTGGAGTATGCACAATGTCGTGGGGCATATCCTGCAACAAACAGGACCCGCCGACGTGTCGGTTATCACATTCGCAATCTCGGGGCCCGCAATCGCAACCTTGAGAGCCGCTAAAAATAAAGGTCTTATCAAATCTCTAAATCTTTTGTGTGACCAAAACGTCCGAAGGAACAACACAGCGTCATACAACGAAGCCATCGAACTGGCAGACAAATCAAAAGTGATCGGCACACACGCAAAAGCCGCACTTATCCAGAATGAAAAGTGGAATATCTCGATCTTGACCAGTGCCAACCTGACTAATAACCCCCGAATCGAATTTTACATGATGCGTGACAATCAAAAAATATTCGAGTTTCACAAAACGTGGGTGGAGGAAGGTCTGGCAAAAGGCTACGAAATGAACACAATGGAGGATCCCCGTGGATAAATTGTGCCTAATCATTCGTGGCCTGCCCGGAGCCGGTAAATCTACACTGGCTATGACAATCGCTACCTTGGCCGGAGCTAATGAATCCCACGTGTTCGAATCCGACACGTACTTCAAACAGCCCGACGGAACGTATATCTACGATCCTGCCAAACAGTCATCCGCACACGAGTGGTGCCAAAACGAATTCGCCAGGGCAATCACGTCCGGTGTATCTCCCGTCATTGTGGCAAATACGTCCACAACTGAATCAGAATTCGAGACCTATCGACTAGCTGCCATGAAAAGCGGCTATACAGTTACGTGCATTGTGGTCGAAAATCGACACAATGGCGAAAGCCTGCACGGCGTAAGTGAAAAGATAATCACGAAAATGAATCAACGATTTGAAATCATGCTCGCCGCAGATATGCGATATAACAAGTCAATCGCTTCACAAATTGCAGAATTCTCAAAGTTACAAATGCCACTTGAAAAAATAGTGGTAGCTCTGGAACTGGACAAAAACGACGTGGCCGCCGCATTCTCGGACCCCAATCATCCGTGGAAAATTGCTTACTTTGAAGGGCAAGTCATGGGCGAATCGGCATTCAGACTCTCGGTGTTTAATTCCGCTGTGCAAGGATCAAGCCCCGCTCAGGCGGCATACGCACAACTGCTATCAGATCGGCTGGTATACGATGCGGCCAATTTTGCAGAGGTGGTACAATAATGCCAAGAAACCCGCAAAATGTACCAGACATCGGCCACCAAGCCCCTATCTCGCTCGCCCTCTACGCACGATATCGCCAAACACACTTTGGGAAATCATGCACAAAACAGGCAGTATACAAAGCCCGTGACGATGGTCGAATCTCGACCATCAATGGAAAAATCATACCGGCCACCGCCGATGAGGAATGGGCACGCAATACCCGCGGAGCCACACAACTACCCACAGAACTTGCCCTAACCCCTACCCATGACCATGTGTCGGGGTCAGTACCAACCCGTCAAACGGTTGTAAGCACGCTTAAAGTGCCTCTCCCTGGCGGGCTGGTACTGAAACAAGGGGCATTACTCACCGGGGCACGTGAAACGGCCACGATGCAAGCCATTCACAAAACAGAATCGGAAAGGCAAAAAGCCGAAATCGGAGCCGGAAATCTCGTTAATATCGAAGATATAAAAAATCAACGGTATGAAGATGGCCGCGTATTGCGTGACCACATGCTACAAATACCGGGCCGAATCGCTCAGAGATTCCACACGCTCGACCACAACACAATCGAACACGAACTTATCGTGGAAATAACAGCCGCCCTCGAATCAGTTGTGGCCGAAATATCAACCCCCGAACACGAGGCGGCGACGGCATGAACAGGGGCATCATATGGGTTTTAACAGCAATTATGGCACTTAGTTCCATAGCACAACTTTCCAACGCATTTGCGGCGGGATTACAACCCGATCCTGATTTGACAGTCAGTGAGTGGGCAGACTCCAACAGAGTGTTATCAAACGCCGAATCCGGCAGTGCCGGACGATGGCGCACATACCTGACCGCCTATCTCGAAGAACCAATGAACGCTATGGGGCCACAACACCCAGCCCGCGAAGTCGTAATAATGAAATCCAGTCAAGTCGGTGGTACCGAAGTGTTAATGAATGTCATAGGCTACAACATCGACCACAGACCAGGCCCCATGATGTGCGTCTACCCCGTAAGCTCGCTGGGTGATCGCTTTTCAACAAGCCGCCTCAAGTGGCTTATAGAAAATTCACCAAGCATCAAAGAGAAAATGAAAGACCTCGGTGGCCGAAAAGGCACCGATACACGAAAGATCAAACAATTTAGAGGCGGCCTGTTAGCTATCGCCGGGGCAAATTCTTCCAGTGATCTGCGCTCGATGCCTTGCCGTGACGTGTTTATGGACGAAATCGACGCATTCCCGAAAGACCTCGACGGAGAAGGCGACCCGATCAAACTGGCAGAAAAACGAACACAAACCTTCCACAACAGGAAGGTGCTCAAAATATCCACACCCACAATCAAAGATAACTCGGCTATCGAAACCGCATACTTGCGCAGTGACATGCGCCGCTACTTTGTGCCATGCCCGGAATGCGGACACATGCAACATTTCGAGTTTGAACGATTGGTATGGGATAAACTCGAAAAAGACGGAAAAACCAAACACTTACCGGAAACGGTCGAGTATAGCTGTGTAAAATGCGGCGGCCTCATACCTGAATCATCCAAAACCAGTATGCTATTGGCTGGAGAATGGCAAGCGACAAACCCGGACGGCGTGCCCGGCGTCTATGGCTATCACATCAACACCCTTTACTCGCCCTGGGTAAAATGGGAAACAATCATCCGTGAATTTCTGGCATGTCGCAAAAAACCAAACGAATTCAAAACATGGATCAATCACACACTCGGTAAAACATGGGACGAAAACCCGTCTAAAAAATGGGATATTTATCGGCTTATGGATCGCAGACACACCTACAGCGATATAGTCCCGCAAGGTGTCATGTTACTGGTAGCCGCCGTGGATACTCAGGACGATAGACTTGAAATGCTAGTGCGTGGATTCGGGGCAGGACTTGAATCGTGGACAATTGCTCATTACAAACTATGGGGCAATCCACGCCAGCCTGACATTTGGGAACAACTCGACGCATTATGGCAAGCCAACTACGGAGCTTATCGCATTCAGCTTATGTGCATCGACACAGGCGGACACCACGCAACCGAAGTATATAACTATTGCCGACCTCGATTTGAGGCGGGCGTGTTTCCAATCAAAGGCGTGTCAGGTTTCCACCAACCACTGTGGAACAATGTGCCCTCGAAAAAGAACAAAGGCCGCATGAATCTGTTTAAGATCGGCGTAGACTCAGGCAAAGAGTCAATCTATAAAGCCCTTGATATCGACACCCCCGGCCCCGGATACATCCACTTCCCCGATGATGATAAAATGTGCCACCGGGCATTTTTTGAGCAACTCACAAGCGAACGCCTAACCACCGTCATCGACAAAAAAGGACTCTCACGACTCGCATGGATATTGCCATCGGGTAAACGAAACGAAATGCTTGACCTGTTCTGCTACACCGAAGCACTGGCAGAATGCTACCGAATGGCCGGATTTAACTTTGATACAAAACCCGAAATAAACGACCAGACCGACGAAACCGAAGGCTGGTTTGAAGATGAAAACGAATACTACAAAGACGCGTAGAGGAACACATGGCCGATACAGATCATATTGACGACATCCTGAAAAGCGGAGTCAAAAAAATAAAAACCGATGCCGGTGAAATGGAGCATTTCAGCGTGAGTGAACTACTCAAAGCCAAAATGCTTATCAAAAAAGATGAAGCAGGCCAAGAACCCGTGGTGTCAGTCGTCACGTTTGAAACGGACAATAACGAATGAGCGAACAACAACACCCATTTGATATCACATACAGAAACCCCGAGAACCCAATCCGGGGATACGCCGGAGCCGGAAACGGCCCCACACTTTCTAACTGGCAACCCGGACACACCGGAGCCAATCAGGAAATAGACCTCGACCTCGATACCCTTCGTGCCCGATCCCGATCATTACGACGCGGAAACCCGCACGCAGAACGGGCACTCACAATGCTTGCGGCACACCTTGTGGGAGAATCAGGACTCAAACCCAGACTTATCGCCCGAGATAAAGACGATAAAAAAGAAAAAGCCCGCAACCTGAAAATTATGGAACTGTGGGAAACATGGTGCGGCGAGTGCGTCATCGGTCTAAACTCCAGTTTTGCCTCATTCCAATCGCTTATGGCAAACTCACTCGTAGAATCAGGCGGCGCATTAGGCCGCTTCTACGTGCGGCCACTCTCGGAAGGTATGAGCGTGCCGTTGATGCTCAAACCGCTGGAGCCGGACTTTATCGACCGGACACAAGACACCGGCGACGGTAAAAACGTGCAAGGATTCGCTTTTGATGCCATCGGACGCCCAAAAGGCGTGTACCTCTACGAATCACACCCCGGTGAATCACTTTGGGGACTTAATAGCATTCAATCACACCTGATACTGTGGGATGATATCGTCTACCTGCATAAACCCACACGCCCCGGACAATTACACGGCGTCCCGTTCCTGACATCCGTTCTGGTACTACTTCGCTCCATTGCCCAATACAAAGGCGCAGAAATGGTGCGAAAGCAAACAGAGGCCAGCCTCGTGGGCGTGGTGCGTACCACTAACCAGATGCCAATGGGCGGCGCATCGTTTACACCCGGAAATGTGAAATCAGACGCACAAGGCCGAAGCATTGAAAAAATGAAAGCCGGAACGCTTATCAAAATGTCAGGCGTGGACGGCGTAGACTTTACCAAGCCATCCGCCGCCGGTGGCTTCGGGGAACATATCCGCACAGAATTGCAAGCCGTGGCCGCCGGTATCGGCCTTATGTATGAATCAATCAGTGCCGATCTGACAGGCGTAAACTACACCGCACACAAAGCCGGACGCATTGACGCCGACGCCATCATGAATCAACTCAGGTCAATTCAATACATCCCAACCACACTGGAACCTGTGTTTATCAGGTGGCATAAACTGGCAGTGTTATCGGGAGCCATTACACCCGGCCCCGTGCCACTCCACGAATGGAGCCGCCCCGCCGTGCCCTCGGTGGATCCGCTGAAAGATACCCTAGCCAACGTGGTCACCATCCGGGCGGGACTCGGATCCTATCAGGATATTTTAGCCCGCTCAGGCCGTGACCCGCAACGCGTCTTAAACGAATTCAAGGAATGGTTTGAAATCCTGCACGATGCAGAAATGATCCTCGATTCCGACCCGTCATCCGTATCTAAATCCGGCGTGATGCAAAAAGCCGAAAGCCTCGTAAACTCGGAGAATGCAAAATCATGAGCAAAAACAATGAAGTCAGACACCTGATACTCGATAACCCCGAAGCCATCACACGGGAATATCAATTTGTGCCTGAATCGTACAACGAAGCCGAACGCACGATTGATATCGTTATTTCAAGCGAAACACCCATGGAACGATACGATTGGGTCCGTGAAAAATACATCAATGAAGTACTGGAACACAGCGACGCCGCTATCATGCTTGATAGAATCAACTCAGGTAACGGGCCTTTTTTGATCGACCACCGCCAAACAGTCAGAAGCCAGATTGGTGTATTTCTTGCCGGATCCGCACGCATTGAAAACGCTCAGTTGATTGCCACTGCCAAACTTGGAGAATTTACGGGCGAACTCGCCGACGTGGTGGCAAATATCGCCGCCGGTATCATTCGCAATATTAGCGTGGGTTATCACGTTCTGGAATGGAAAATCACACAACACAAAGATAAAGCCGACGAATGGTTAGCCGTTCGATGGGAACCCCTTGAAGTAAGTGCCGTCGCAGTGCCCGCCGATCCCGAAGCAAGCACCCGCGGCATTAAAGATTCGGAAATAGCCGAAGGTAATGTAAACAATCAGAAAGGACAAGCAGACATGAGAATTTTACGAAAAACGATGAATCCGCAGGATGCGGATGGCGGATCAAATCCCGGTAGCGTGGCAGACACGCCACTTGATGCGGCCACCGAGGCCACGCGTGAGAAAGAAACGCCCGCCGCTACTCCCAAAGAGCAAACGCGCTCTGTAGCCCCTGTGGCGGACGTCCACGCCGAATTTATCGCACGTGGTAAGCAAATTGACGAAATGTGCGATATGGCGGGTATTCCCAAAAACGAACGGGCCGCAATCATCGGCGAAAAAGCCGACGTGGCCGAAGCCCGAAAAATGTTGTTTGAATCCGAGGCCAAACGCACAAGCGCACACCCGACCAACAACCATGTGAGCATCACCGGTGCCGAAGAAGATAAGCGACAGGACGAAATGGAGGCCGCCCTCTTGAATCGCTACGACCCGGACGCATTCCCGATCAAAGACGGGTGTGGCCGCTCGTTTATCGGTATGTCAATGGGCGAAATGGCTCGCCGATCCCTCGAAGCACAAGGCGTGGACACCCGTGGCTCGGAAGTCACAGACATCGCACGCATGACCTTTGAACACGATGCACGGGCCGGGGCAGTCGTGACCGGAAATCTTCCGTCCGCATTGTCCGGGGTATCCAACAAAGTTTTGGCACAAATCAAAACACGCGTGGAGCAACCGTTCAAGGAATTCGGCAAGCGTGAAGTGTTTACAGATTTCAAAGCCAAACACGTCATCGCCATCGAAGCCGAAAACATGACACCTTCCGAGGTGCTGGAAGATGGCAAACTCAAGCAGGCACGCTTGAATGAGTCGGCAAATAGCGTTCAACTTACGATGAGAGGCGTTAAAATCAACATCGACCGCAAGGTTATCATTAACGATGATATCGGAGCCATCACCGAATTGCCCGCCCTGTTTTTCAATTCCGCTTTGAATCTGGAAAATGATCTTGCCGCCGCCCTGTTTGCTGGCAATTCCGGTTTGGGTGTCAACGTGGCCGATTTTGCCGGTGGGAATGACTCTCTTTTCCATGCCGATCATGACAATCTGTTGACGGGTGGTGATGCGGCATATCTCAGCCCTGAATCCCTCGGCATTGCATTTAAGAAAATGCGCTTGCAGACAAACAGTGCCGGTAAACTCTTGCGACTCGTGCCCCGTTACTTGCTCGTGCCCGCCGCTCTGGAATACAGAGCTAAACAGATCCTGCAAGACGTGGCCGCATCAAGCGTGGATAATAACGTCCCGTCATACATTCAGGGAATTACCCCTCTCGTGGAACCGGGTCTTGACGCTATTTCGTCAACCGGCTGGTACGTAATGACAGACAAATTAGCGGCGGCTGTGCTTCGCTGGGGTTATCTCGGCGGCGGCAAAGGTATTCAACTTGAACGCCAAAAAGACTTCGATACGGGCGGTATGTCCTTGCGCATTATTCATGACTTCGGCATCAACATGACCGGATACTACGGCGCAATCCTTAACACAGGAGCCGCGGCCCCTGAATAATTGCTAAACGCCCCGGCCTTCACAGGTCGGGGCATATCGGAAACCAAGCAATGAGAGAAAAATCAGAAAATTCACTCAATGACCCAAACAGGAGAAAAATAAAATGATCGCAAAATCATATCAATCAGAAACAAACGTCATCGACGTGGTAGCACCCGCCGGGGGCCTCACTGTGGACGTGCCAGCCGTCGTTAACGGCGTGTTCGGTATCCCGCGGGCAACCGTACTCGAAGGCGAGTCATGCGCGTTTATCATTCAAGGCATTTGGGAATGCGATAAAAATAACGCCGTGGCCATGAGTTTGATGGATAAACTCTATTTCAGCACAGGTAGTGCAAACTTCACCAAGACCGCAAGCGACCACCTCGCCGGATTCTGTGTTGTGCCCGCCGCCGAAACCGCCACACGCGTCAAAGTGTTCTTCATGCCCGGACTTAGCCAGATTGATACCTCGGAATTGACCGCCGGTGTTATCGCTCTCGTCGATGCGGGTGGACTCTATGATTCTGAAAACGTGGAAGCCGCATTTATCGAAGTCGCCGGACGTGGTATGGATATTCAATCACGCGTAGAAGGTTGCTATCAAGCAACATTCGTGGGTGGAGCCGTCGCCGGGAGCCTCGCACCAACCGCAAAAACAAATGGTATCACCATCGCCGCCGGTGATCGTATCATCCAGTTGACCGGCCACGTCACCGCCGCCGGTACCGTCGTAGCGTTGCCGGAAATCGGCACAGACTTTGCCAATTTGCTTATCACAGATACAGGCGTCAAGGTCAATCAGTTGTCGGCATCGGACTTATCAGCAAACACATACACGGCTTTGATTTTGCCGAAATCAAGCCTGTAATAACAATTTCACGGGAGGCCGCCGCATATGTCCTTACTTCGCTCACACGTCAATGATTTTCTCAACCCAGCGTTGAAAAAAAACTTTGGGGACATAACCCCGTATCAGCGTGAAGGACTTGCGGCGGCCAATGTGCCCGGAGCTATTTTTCAAAAAGAAGCAATCGTAGAAGAAACAAACGCAGACGGTTCATTCAGCACCGTCAAACCGCTACTTAGATTCTTGCTCAGTGACTTCCCGGCGGCTTATGAAACACCCCGTCGGAATGATCGCTTTCAAGTCGAAGGCAAACAATACAAAATTCAATACGTCACCTACCCCGACCACGGGTGGGTTAACTGCTACGCAATGGAGCTACAGGCATGAGCGCGGCTTTTGAACAAATAATTTTAGATAGAATCGAGGCCATTATCATGGCCACCGAGGCTTTTACCCTCATCGACCAATATCGAACCGCCGCATTTGACAAGAAGGAACTACCAGCGGCCAACCTGCACGCGGGAAATACGGATTGTGAAGGTATTGACCACGAGGGATCATATTTTGAAAACAACCATACATCGGTGGTAGAAATCCATGTCACCGGTGACGATACAAAAACCGCCGCACAAACACTTAGAGAAAAGACAGATTTAATCATTGGTGACATTATTCGAGCCGGACGCACATGGTCGGAAATGTCATCTATGCCACGCTTGCGCGTCGAGCGCATTTTTCAAGACGAACACACGCCCTATCATATCGCCGTGATTTCATTCACATGGATGTTTAACGACGATTACCCGAATATAACAACAACGAGTGGACTGGATCCACTCGAAACCATACACGAAACAGCTTACGAAGATGAAGTCAATGAAGATTCACAAAATATTGATCTGGAAGGAAACTAAACCATGACGGAAAAAAAGATCCTGAAACCAACCGCCGGATGCCCAATCGTGCAACATGAACCGCCCCGAACGGATTTTGTATCACCATTGGGGGAGCCGGTGGTTTTGACAAAATACTACGTCCGCCGGATGCAACACGGGGAGCTTGAGGAAAGTACCCCGCAAGTACCGACTACAAAAGAAAAACCCCTGAAAAAGAAAGAGGCTAAATCATGAGCGACATTAACGTACCATTTGCAAACATCCCGGATTCCATGCGAATGTCAGGATTCTTTGCCGAAGTGGATGGAAGTCTTGCCGGACGTGTAGTCGGACAAGACATCACCGTTTTGTTCGGAATGAGACTCGGAGACGGTGATGAAGTCGCCCACGCCATTGTGGACACCTTCGGACATGCTCAGGCCGCTAATGATTTTGGCTATGGTAGCCAGCTTGCCCGTGAAGTCGAATCGTTCCGAGAAACCGACAAATACGGTCCGGTGATATGTGTTCCACTCGACGATGCACCCGCCGGTGTGGCCTCTACCGGAAAATTGGCATTCGCAGGAACCGCAACTAAGGCGGGGACAATCGCCCTTTATCTTGGCGGAAAGAAACGTCAACGCCGCGTGCTGGCAGCTGTATCTATCGGAGATACCGCCGCCGCAGTCGCCGCCGCCGCTCAAACAGCCATGACCACGCTTGGTGCCGAACTCTCAAGCGGAACACTTATCGTGGGTGTGGTGTACGAAATCACAGCCCGCACGGCGGGCACATTCACCGACGATGGCGCAGGCGCAAATGACGTGGGCACCCAATTTAGAGCGACCGGAACATCGGTTACTCTTACAGCTCTCGAAAAAGTCGCACCCGTGCAAACCGCATGGGGCTTGTTCGGTAACGTATCAAGCGCAGATTTGAACGTCACTGCCAAAAACAAAGGCACACACGGAAATTCCTTGCGCTTAGGCGTTAACCTGAATGGCCCAACATCGGGTGAAGTCATGCCGGAAGGCATCACATGCACCATTACAGATTGCACCGGCGGATCCGGGGATCCGTCCCTCACCGCCGCATTGGCAGCCCTTCCCGCTCAGGATTATTTCATTTTGGGACAACCCTACGGCGATACGACAAGCCTTGACGCCACCGAATCAGAAATGGCTACACGGTGGGATTATCAACACAAAATGCACGGCGTGTTTGTATCCGCTAAAAGCGATACATATTCAAGTTTGAAGGCCGCCGGCGTCTTGCGCAATGATCCGTTTTGCAGTATTCCGGGCACTTACAAAACATGGTCCCCTGTGGATGAAAATATGGCAAGCTATATGGCCGCATGTCGCTTATCACTTTCCAGCCATCCCGCCGCCGATCTGAATCGCACCCTCTGTGATTTTATCGACGCCCCCGACCCCGCCGACTGGCTAAGCCCGTCAGAAAATGAACAACTCTTGTGGAATGGCATCACCGCTCTGGAATACGAAGCAGACGGAAGTGCCTATATCTCGACCGCAATCACCACATTCCAGCGTGATACTTATGGCCAAACGAACGATGCGTGGCTCCATATCAATGTGCCGTTTACGGTCGCATTCGGAAACAAATATCGTGCCGGAATCTTGCGCACGAAATTCGGTCACAAATTCGTGGTGGACGATGCAGACCTGTTAAGCCCCGGAGTGCCCGGTGTATCGCCCGCAAGCATTCGAGTGGAGTATGTCGCTATCTTCAAATCCCTCGTTAAAATGGGGATTGTGGAAAATCTGGAGGCATATATCGCCACTTTCGCCATCGGGAAAAACGGACCTACACGCGTGGATGTCCTGCATCAACCGCAAATTACAAATCCCTTGGGAATCCTTGCGGAATTAACGCAGTTTTTGCGACAACCAGCATAAGCGGAAACTAAACACTCACCATCGGCTCACAGCGAGCCGGTGGCTTACTGAATTTTGATAAACAGGAGAAAAAAACAATGGCGGATCCAATTGGCGGCACATGTCGCATGAAACATGATGGAATTATTTACCCGCTCGGAAAATCCGAGGTCAATATTGACCCACACACCGTCAAACGTGAGGGTGTTGTTGGCGTCGATGGTAGTTTTGGCTACACGGAAACACCCAACGCTCCCAGCGTCAAGCTGGAGAGAATGCTCAAGCCGGGCACAAAGCTGGCTACCATCGCCGCTATGAAGGGTGTCACCATCGAAGTGGTGGCCAATAACGGAACTACCTACATTTTTGCCGATGCTATCTATACCGGCGATAGTGATGCCAATGTCTCTAGCGGTATGTGGGCGTCCCAGTTCCATTGTGCGCCGGAAAACTTTGAAGAAATCTAAGCAAACGAAAGGATAAAACCCGTGGGAAAACGAATTAAAAAACGGCTGTCTGCACGATTTGACCGAAAAGAAGAAACACTTAAGCGTACAACAGAAGCCAACGCCATCGAATCGCTGGAATTAACACACCCTATCAAAGTGATGGGGGAACTTATCGAAATACTGCATTTCAGGCGGCCAACGCTCAAGGATGCGCTCTTTATCGCACCCTACATGCCAGCACCGGAAGTGGATGGCGAGACGGGCGAGGCCACGGTCACAATCTCAATGAGCGACAATTGGGAAATGACTCTCATGTACGCCCATCGCTTAAGCGGAATTCCTATTCAGGACTTGGAAAAAATCGACGCCCGGGACGATCTGCCAAGCCTTGCGGAAGTTATGACCGATCTTTTACCCGGCGGGGTGGATGAGGATGAACCGCAAGACGAAGATGCGGACGAAGAAACAGTAAAAAACGCCGATGGCTCCCCGTAAACTGGCCCTCGACACTGGCCAGTATGGCCACAGTTTTCGGCGGGGCACTCGGTTCCGATCCCTTTGACCTCACTGTATCAGGATTCTGGTTTTGGTACTGGGAAGCACTCAGGCAAGATAAAGATAGGCAAAGAAAATAATGGCCGGTAAAAAATACAAACTGAAAACGACCATCACCGCCGACGATAAGGCGTCAAAAAAGTTTAAGCAGGTCAGTGCCCAAACAAGCAAATTCGGCAAGAAAATGGCAAAAACCAGCATCCGGGCAAACACCTTGCGCAGACGCGTCACGCGTCTGTCAGGTGGCTTATTGCGTTTAGGCCGCCGGGCAGGTGGTGTGGCCGCAAAACTGGGGGGATTGCTGGGGCTTGGATCCCTTGCGGTCTTCGGATATATGATTAAAAAAACCGCCGAGGGAGCCGACGCATTAGCCAAACTTGGCCGCCGAGTAAAAATGGGCGTATCAACACTTGAGGCTTATCAATTTGCGGCTCGACGATCCGGGATAGACACGGAACGATTCAATAAAAATCTGGAAACCATGTCTAAACGAGTCGGAGAATTGAAAAACAATAGCGGGCCACTGTTTACACTCTTAAAAAAACAAGCCCCGAAATTCATGGAACAACTCAAAAATACAGGATCCACAGAAAAAGCACTCAGGCTTGTGTTTAAGGCCCTGAAACGAATCAAAGATCCCGCTATCCGATCCGCCCTAGCGGCGGGTGTATTCTCAAAAGCAGGGCTGGGAATGATAAACATGGCCGAGGGTGGCGTCAAAGGGGTGGACAAACTCCTTGATCGCTTCGGGAAAATAGGCGGTGGTGTGACGAAAAAAGCCGCCGCCGAAGCCGAACATTTTAACGATATGTGGGAAGATGTAACCGTTTCCATGCAAGGCACAGCCGCCGAAATCATGGAACATCTACTCCCATCACTTAGCCCACTACTGAATAGCATGTCCCTATGGATCGGAAAAAACCGAAAACTGATAGGACAAAAAGTTCAAAAGTACGTTAAAAAAATGGCCAAAGCCGTTAAAGATTTTGATTTTGATGGATTCCTGAAAGGCTTAGGAAAAACCATTGATAAAATCAAAGGCTGGATTGAAACCCTGAAAGACGGTGTAGAAGCCATCGGCGGTTGGAAAGTCGCCATGGTGGCTTTAGGCGGTGTGATGATGTATGGCCTTCTTCCAACTATCGGGCTTGTTTTGACGGCAGTGCTAAACCTGACCGCCGCCTTGATCGCCAATCCAATGGTGGCATTTCTTATGCTGGTCGGGTGGGCAATTTATCGCATTATTGACCGATGGGAAGATTTTGAATTTGTGGCCAAACTTGCAATGGATAGCGTTAACAATTACATAGTTGACTTGGCTAATAACATGGATGTGATATGGAACGATACAACGTCACGGGTTAATCAGTACATGGTTGATCTTGCCGCCGATATGGAATTGATATGGACGGATACCATCACACGAATTGAATCAAGCATTGAACGCCTGAAAAACAAACTTGTTGAAACACCTATGAAGGTGGTTATGGAAGTCGCCGACACGGTTCTGGAATCCGCCCCCGGCATCGGTGGAGCCTATCGGCTAGGTAAAGATTTTTTATCTTACACAACAAGAGAAACCACCCCGCCCACAGGCCGGGTATTTGATGGCCATTCCACCGGCGGAGCCGGTTCAAGCGCCTCACAAAAGGTGGATCTGCAAATAGGATTCACAAACGCCCCGGAAAATATGTCAGTTGACAGCGTGGACGGGGTGGACGCCATCAGTATTGACAACTCAATGGGACCTCGACAAACAGTGGGGGCATACTAATGGGATTCGGATCTCTTATCACAGACGCATTCAACGCCATGTCAAACCTGATTAACACCAAACCGACCACATGGCGGGACTTTATCCAAAAAGCATCATACAACGGTGCTGAATTCGTTATGATTGATAGCTCACACAGCTATGGCCGCAAATCTGTCATACACTCACACGCCGGAGCCGATACCTACAGCGTAGAAGATGCGGGCGGATTGCCCAGAGAGGGTTCAATCAACGCTTATGTGATCGGGGATGATTACATGCACAAACGGGACTTGCTCAAACAAGCCCTGTCAATGCCCGGACCCGGTACACTCATAGACTCATTCAAGGGAACCTATCAGGTCTTCATCGGCAAAATTTCCGAAATGGAAACCGGAAAAGAAGGCGGTATGGCCGTTTTCTCCATTCCATTCGTTCTGGCAGATGAACCATTCATCGCCGAATCAGACCCGCATTCAGGATCAAATATTTTCGGCGATATATTCAACACAATCAATGACGCAGTAAGTGAAGTAACTACTACACTAAACGCCGTGGCCAACACCGCCGACACCATCACCTCCGCAATCCTGAAAGCACAACACACGATTGATTTAGCCCAAAAACGGATGGAATCAAGTGCCCGTGGCGTCATTACTGCCATGACCACCACAGCCGGGACTCTCTACTCGGTCGGGCAATGGCACGCAGATAAATTTCAAGATTTGGCCGACCTGTTTTCCGGTACCGGATCCGCTGAATTCTTTATTGATACCATCGACCGGATGCCACACGAACCATCCACAACAAGCATCGCCGCAAGTGCCCAAAACAGGCAAGCAGCTGAAACCGCTATGGCACTGTACTTTACTAAAATATTGTACGCTCAAGCCGCACAAGCCATCACAGAAACCACATTCACAACGGTAGAAGATGCACTGGCATTGCGTGACAACCTCATCGTGAAAATGCTCAATGTCTCAATGTCCGGCCTTGCCGCCTCGACATATCGCTACATCACAGATATCAGCACAAATTTACCCCGAACAATCACACACACAACGCCCCGAATCACAAGTGTCTTAGAAATATCATCACTACTTTATAACGATCCGGGCAGAGCCGCCGAAATCATTGAAAGAAACGGCATCGTACACCCGCTATTCGTTAAAGATCATGATTTGACGGTGCTTAGCAAATGAACCACACACGCATAACCCTATCAGGCAAACCCTTCAACTCATGGCAAACAATGACCATGTACGATAGCGTAGAGGCCATCGCCGCCCGTGTCAATTTAGTGGCAAACGGCAACATAGTGGAACCTGCAATGTATGGCTCAATGAGCATTGACGACGATAACGAGCGGATGTTTACAGGCTCACTCGACAATATAAGCAAGATCAAAGGCAACGACACATCACGCAGATTCATGGCGAGAAGTGCCCCGGCGATTCTGGTAGACTCAGACTATGACCCCGCATCACCTGTGCAGTTTTTTGACCAAACCCCCGCCACTATCGTGGCACGATTGGCCGCATCTAAAAATGTCAGATTTATAAAACAAACAGACGGAAATGCCATCAAATCGTTTGTGGTGGACTTCGGCGTCAAAGTACACGGAGCAATTCAGGAGGCCATCGCAGACCAGCCAGGCATTCTCGTGACATGCGACGAATACGGCGCATTATGTATGACTAAAGCAGGTACACACGTCGCCGACGATCCGCTTATCTTTGGCAAGCAAATCTTGCACGCAGTCTATAACTATTCAGGAGCGGGAAGATTTCACAAAATCGAAGTGTTCGGACAAGCTCCCAAACGACCCGGCGACCTTGCCGCCGCCCGGCGCAGGGGGTATGGTGTTGCACTTGATCCCGCCGTGGACACACGACGAACAAAAGTAGTCACATTCTCAGGAGCCACCGCCGATGATTGCAATCGGAGGGCAAACTGGGAAATTAACACCGCCGCCGCAAATTCAGTGGTGATATCCATTAGGATCGCCGGATGGCGTCAAACCGATGGCACTCTATGGCGCAAAAATACAATGGTTCGATACGTAGATCAAACAGACACTATCGACGGATGGTTTTTAGTCTCAGGCATCGGATACGCCCACAGTCGAGCGGGTAAATTTTGCACGCTCACACTAAAACCATTGGTCGCATTTGAAGCCCAACCGCTTAAAACAATAAAAGGAAAACGGGCACAAGCAATTAAAAGCGGCCCGTGGAATTTGGATAAAATAATCAATGGCTGATTTATCAACACTACTAAATCCTGTCATAGCTCGAATCACAGGGATGATAGCTCAGGGCACGGTCTTGGCCGTGGATATGGCCGATGGCCTGCACTGGCTTACATTAAAAATGAGACAAGGGGAAAAAATGCAAAGGGTGGAACATTTCACGCCTTATGGCCTGATTTCGCGTCCCGGACAAAATAGCCCTGCCCTGTTTTTTGCCGTCGGAGCATCACGCAAAAACCCGGTGGCATTCGTGCGAGCCCCCGAAGTCGAGACACCCAAAGACCTCGAAGAAGGCGACGTGGTGTTGTTCGACCTAAGAGGCCAAACAATCAGACTGACAGACGATGGCGTCGTAGTGAGTGACAAGCATGGCCAATCCATCACGCTCGATAGTGATGGCATCACAATGAGTGATAAACATGACCAATCCATCACACTCGATAGCGATGGCATCATCATCAAAGCCGATGGTGTTTTGAAGCTGGACGCCACGACCGTCAAAAACGGTACGTCGGCAACAAACAAATTGCTACACAATGCGCTATTGCCACTTCTGGTGCTCGAATTGAAAAAATGCAAAATAGATCCGGTCACACTTAAACTTAATACAGATGATGCTTTCGCCACCGGGTGGTCTACACCCGGAGAATCAACCATAGCAAAAACGGAGTAAATTATGTCCGCTCATACATACAGTGCAATAAATTGGGATGATATGTTTCACTTGTTTTCGGGTACAGACCCTGCAAACAGCCCGTGGAACGGGATCCACTCACGAGTTAGCACCTTTGTGCCCGCCGGATCTTCAAACATCACGCTGGAACTGGCAGACGGCCACACCTTCCCCGATGGCGGAGTCACGGAACCAAGCATTATCGTGATTTTAGACTACCAAAACCCCTTTGCAGAACGAGACACTCTGACAGGGTGGACACGCTCAGGCAATACGTTTACCGGATGCGTAAGAGCTAATAGCTCAAACAACTCCCTTAGAGCCGGTGATATCGCCGTGGTGTGCTTCTCTGGACAATCCTATCAACAACTCGTGGACGCACTCAGAACACGCAAAGAAGCCCTCGACGCCCACATGGCAGACGTAGCCAACCCGCACGCAACATCCAAAACTCATGTTGGACTCTCAAGCGTGGACAATCTGCAACAAATCCCAATGACCCAAAAACACGTTGCCGGGGGTGTGGCAGAGCTGGACGGATCCGGCAAGTTGCTTACCGATCAATTGCCCACATCCATTATGGGAGCATTGCGATACCAGGCGGTTTGGAATGCAGACACAAACACGCCCACAATGGCCGCCGCTGATACTGCAAATAAAGGTTACTACTATATTGTATCAGTGGCCGGTACGACCACTATTGATGGCGAAAGCGATTGGCAAGTCGGGGATTGGATTATCTCGGATGGTGTCACATGGTCTAAAGTTGACCATACACTTCCGATTGACGATACCGCCGGAGCCGGTGACACCACAAAACTTTATAGTGCTGATAAAATCGTTGAAGAATTAGCCGCCACACCCACACGGGTGTTTACGCCACCCGGCCCGGTACTTCTGGCAGAACATGCAGACGATGGCAAACTGTCATTGCACCAATCTATCAGAAACACACCCACAGGCGAATTGTTGCCCGTGGCCAACCCTGACACCGGCATCGAGGCGTTAAACCTCTTGGTGGCCAATGTGCTGGATTTGAGCGATGGCTCTATCGACGGCGTGGCGAACGCATCTCTTGACGGAAATTTCAAAGTTACAGAATCAGCGGGCAGTAATCGCTATGTGTGCGATCTTGGCGGGTTTAGCTCGGCAGACGAAACCGCTCTTGGTATCGTGGAAATGAACAAGGCCGGAGCCGGTTACAGATTTGTGCAAGGTTTGCCTGTCGATTCGGCGGATAAAGGGGCGTGTGTCAATACCAACACTCCGGCGGCACGGTGGCCTAGCAGTACAGAAAAATTTTGCAGTCATTACGCATATAATAATGCCGGTCAAATTATAACGCCAAAATTACTGGATCATTGGACGGTTGGATATAGTCCAGTCGGTCCAACATCTTACTACTTTTTTGTTGTTGAATGCGGAGCGAGTTGGCCTAACGATCCTTTAGACATAACAGATTTGGATAATTTGTTTTGGAAATCAAAAACACAAATCAATCTTGGTTCGCACACAGGCGATTCTTATTATGATCTCGTTGCCGCTCATGACGATTATGATTCCGGTCTCGGCGGTATTCCTTGCAATCTTGGTGAAAAGCCAGCAGTCGAAATTCCAGCAGGAACACGCTTTCGAGTTGGAGTCATTTTTACAAATGGTGTGCAATTACAGTACGCCACACCCGTCGCCGTGTCTGGCTTCACAAATAACATAAGAGGAATTTATTGGTATGACGGAACTTCAGAATGGAAAGAAACCGCTGATGGAAACGATCACACATGGGATTGTCAGTTAACATATGCGCTCGGATCATCTGCAAGGCCTGCAAGCGATACTGATTATGAAACGTGCGGCATTCTAGGGACTCCAGACTACCCGATGAACAACACCCGGATTGATCCAGTGGCCAAAACGCTTAACGAGGTGCTAACAGATACATACGATAGCAACCCTGCATCGGATGAATTTCCCTTTGCATTTGTGTCAGATCGTGAATCGGCGACCGTCAAACAGACAGTGACAACCGCTATCGGCTGGGACGAATTCGTGAATACGTCAAGTTTCGTGCGCTATCTGCCCACGTTCTTGAAAGAACTGGTACTCATGGCCGCAAGTGCCGTATCGCCATCACTTCCGAACGGAATTGAGGATCAACAGCAAATCATCCTGAGAGGCACAAACGATATCAATACCATAACGATTGCAAACACAAACGTGACATTCAAATCCGGCACAAGCCTTGCCCTCGGCGCACAGGATCGACTTGTTTTGATTTGGGATAGCAACACAAGCAAGTGGCTGGAAATGTCGAGAGAGGTATAATATGGCTCATTCCACACCACTTGGAGTGCCACCCGGAGCCGCCGCTGTGCTGGATTCATTCGGAATAAGCACAAACGACGTGGTGGACTATATCGCCCGTGTGTCATCGGGCCACGCCATGCCATACTTGGAATCACGCACGCCATTTGACGCCATGTTTTCCACCGATGCCACACTGATTTTGCGGGATCTGATAATCATGTCCATCTTTACAGATGCACGCTTACCAAAAGGCATGAAAAATCCATTTCCAGCCCAACAGCCAAGAGGTTGCTGGATGGATACCCTTATCGACGCTAAACGCGCTATGGGTTCTATACTATGGGCACTATGCCGACAACCCAATCTGAAAGGCAATCTAGGCCGCATCATTCGAGCGTCACAAGACGCCCTTGAATGGATGGTAGAGGATAAATTGGTCGCACATATCGCAGTGGACGCCGCACGAGTCGGTAAGCGAGGCGTCGCCTTGAAAATCACAATTAATCAAAAAATAGTTGTCACAATCGACGACTTATGGAGGCTTTTCAATGGCGCAAACAACTAAATCCGGATTTGTCCGGCCAACTCTGGCAGAGTTACACGCCCGCATTCTTGGCGATTTGAATGGCCGAACCGATGGCAGTGACCCAACCTTTATTGGTCGCCATATCCGCAACGTGCAAGCGTGGGTAATGGCCGGGTTGTCCGATTCACTCCATTATTTTCTGGATTGGGGTGTTAATCAGCTATTCGTAACCACATGCGATACCGGCAATCTCGAACGCCTACACGGGGATATGATGGACTTGCCCGCTCAGGATGCGGATAAAGCGACCGCTACCACATGCCGGACGGCAGGTGACAACACCACCCTCGTGCCAGAAGGCTTTGAATGGCAACGAGCGGACGGCGTTATCTATATCACCACCGCCGATGCAACTATCACCGCCGGGGTGGCGGACGTGGGCATCGAGGCCGTAGAAGCCGGAGCAAACGGCAACGCAGATGCGGGAACCGAACTCGACGCCGTGCAACCATTAACAGGATTACAGTCAATCGCAACCATTATGGACGCAGACGGTATCACCGGCGGCGTGGACGATGAAAGCCCGGAGCCGTACAGACAGAGAATCATTGAGCGCAAAGCAACGCAACCACTAGGCGGGGCCGATCCTGACTTTAAGGTGTGGACAAAGGAAGTGGATGGCGTAGTCGATGCGTGGGTACTCGGTGCGACGCCGTGGCCCGGAGCCGTGACAGTTTATTTCGTAATAGCAGGCACCGGGGCCGCAATGATGCCCAATAGTACACAAATAGCAGCCGTCTTGGCACATCTTGAAACCAAAGTGGCCATAGATACGATGCTCACCGTCAATGCGCCCGACCGCCTCGCGTGTACCTTCGATTTTACGATCTATCCCGACAACGCCACCAATCGTGCCGCCCTTGAAGCGGAATTAAAATGGCTTATTCTAATGAATAGGGAAATCAATAAATCAATTTATAATTCTCAAATCAGAGCCGCCGCCGCCGCCGTGTCGGCCATCGACTATCACACGCTAAACGATGTTAATTCAGGTGGGGCACTGGCCAATATTGTGCAAGCGTCAAACGAAGTGGCCGACTTTGAATCAATCAGCTTCACCTAACGGGTAAATTATTATGGCAATTATACCGAACATCAAACCGCTGGACTATGAACACGCCAGCAAACGCTTATTCCCAAAGGGAATCATATGGCGATATATCACTGATGGCCCGCTAGGAGAGCTATTCAAAGGTTTTTCGTTTGAATTCGCCCGGATCCATAATCGAGTGGTGGATATGCTCAACGAGGGGGATCCCCGGACGGCCACAGAAACGATTGACACGTGGGAACGTGATTATAATCTGCCATCCGGGCCGTATGCACCACAGGATATCGCCGGACGGCAAGCCATCATTCATGCTCGGATGATCGCAACAAAAGGCTTATCGGAACCTGATTTCATCGACGTGGCCGCCGCTCTTGGCATCACCATCACCGTGCAACGCTACCACAGCCGCCTGTTTCGGGTCGGAACGTCCGGCGTAGGACAACCCCTATACGGGCCACAATGGGGATTTGTGGTGGATATCAATGCCCCGACCACAACCACAACAGAAAATCGCACAGTGCTGGAATACGAATTTACTCGTATTGAACCCTCTCGCACTGTTTTTATCTTTAATTACACTTTATAAACGAGGTCACACCATGCACAAACTCGGCGCCGATATAACCCCCAACGGGGTAGTAACAGAACCCGCACGAACCGCCCCCGGCACACTTAGATATTTTTCAGATAATGCCATAGGCGGTGGTACAATCGTGCCCGGACAACTCTTGCAAGCAGTCATTAGCGAAGTGGCTCTGGCTGTGGAATCACTCGGCGTGACACTCGACCACACATCCGATACGCAACTGGGTACGGCATTACGGCCTATCAGGTTGATTGTGGGCGATCCGGGAGACGGAGACACCACCGATACCGACACCCTTGACGACGTGGGATTGATCGCCGCCTTATCGTCTCAAGCCGATGGTACACGATGCCTCGTTTTAGCCGCTGGAGGTCAACATGTATCGGGAACGAATAACATGGCCTGCGCGGCATCGTTTGGAGCTATCGAAGGCACAGACAATGCCATTTTGGCCGCCGCATACGCAGACATCACCGGCGATCAAGCCGCCATTATCGCCGCTACAGGCATACTCGGCACTGAAAACACAGTCACAGGCACAGCCGCACTTATAGCGGCGGCGTATGATTCAACCGTGGCCGCTAATAAATCCGCCATTATCGGCGCAAACGATTGCGAAGCTAAAACCGGCGGCCTCCAAAACCTTATCGGAGCTTCCCACACTTGCACCACCGAAGGTGAAGAATCAGGCGTGGTAGGATCCAAACTCGCCAAAGTCACCGGCGACCGCTCGCTTGTACTCGCATCATACGGACATACGGACGAAGATAATGTGTATGCGTCCGGCGATCAAAGTGTAGTTGTGGCATCACAATCAGATGGAAGTGGCATTGTGCGTGCTACCGGAACAAATGCGATGGTTGTTGCTTCGGGGGCTCTTGGCGTCGGAAAAGTTACAGAGGCCGCCGGTGTTGGTGTTATGGTTGCGGCGTCACTTAACTCAGATACATTATCAACAAAATCCTACCAAGCAATTCTTGCAAGTTACAACTGTTCGACACAGGCCAATAAAACATTTATAGCGGCGTCGGACGATTGTGCTGTCAAAGATGATTATTCGGCTATTCTGGCGTCAACGGGTTCGGAAATCAGTGCTGGGGCTAATTATAACGCTATTTTTGCAAGCATTGATTCATATCTTGACGGTGAGGCCAGCACAATCATATCGAGCTTGCAGTCATGGGTGTCAAACGATTATGCTAATTTGATTGCGAGTCACAACGCCGAAAACAATACGATGCTATCTCTTGCGGGTGGTGTTTCGGTTTCAGGAATTACCCGCAATGGGACAAATCAGAACAACACATGGCGTCTGGAATCAAATACCGGAACGGCGCGCTTTATCAGTACCACCACGAGCGGCCTTGATTATGCCGAATTTTTTGAAAATGCAAACGATGAAATCATCGAACCGGGCGTGCTTGTCACACTCGATAACGATACCGTGCAACCGGCAAAACCGGGCGATAAAATTACCGGGGTGGTATCCACCGAACCGGGCGTGATCGGAAACGCCGCTGATCTGGCATGGGACGGTAAATACGAAAAGGATCAATGGGGCCGCAAAATCATGGAAACTCATGGTTATGTCAAATTTACGACCACCGACGATGGCCAAACCACCCGCCACGATATGCTTATCAAGGATAAACCGGATAATTTGCCGGATAATGCAAAATTCTACACGATAGAAGCACCCAAAGTGGCCGCCACATACGATCCTGACAGGAATTACACACCCAGACACGAACGACCCCACGAATGGTCACTCATTGGCCTTCTGGGACGTGTGCGGGTGCGTGTGGGGAAAGATGTCAAGTCAGGTGACTATCTCACAGCAGGCCACAACAGCGTGGCCGTATCGACGGACGCCATGACAAGTATCCAATGTCTGAAAATAACAACACCCTACGATAAGGGCATAGGCTATGCAATCGCCATGTGCTTGGTGAAGTGATGGCAATCGAATGGCTCCCAACCGCCGTAAGTGGCGTGACCGGTATCGGCGTGGTGATATCCATCGCACTGTCACTAAAAAAAGGTGTGAAAGAATCACACGACGACCGGAAAAGCCAAACGCTTGCAGATATCGAGGGGCATTGCCTCCGCAGTGGAAGCGAATTGCGCGGCGTGATTAAGGAAGAAATGCGCATGGCAGAACAACGCCATGCAGACAGTATCAGACGCTTGCACAAACGACTTGACTGCGCACCGATCATGAATGGTGGCTTTGATCGCTTAATCAAAATGATAGAGGCATTAAAATGATTTTTACACTTCCAAGCGAATTACAAGCCGCCACGTGGGAAGTGGCCGCCGGTCAAATCGGAAAAAAAGAAATTCCGCCCGGATCCAATTGGGGGCCGGATGTAAAAAAATATCTGGAATCCGTCACAATCAAAACCCCGGCTCCGTGGTGTGGGGCGTTTGTCTATTGGTGCATATTGGAAGCCGCTAAAATGATCGACATCGAGCCACAATTGTTTAGCAATCCCAAAAAAGCGGCATGGACACCCAATTACATGCACCTTCCCGGCACGGTACGCTTGCCACAAACGCCTGAGCACGTCTTTTCAATGGGTAGTCTTGGCTTACTCTACTACAAACGCCGGGGACGGGTCGGCCATGTGTTTATCATTGACGGCCCGGACACAAGACGCCCCGGGCGAGTGTGGACGATTGAGGGCAACGGAAATGCAAACGGCGGACGGGAAGGACTGGAGGTCGTGAGACTATCCAGACCGATATCATCACTTCACGCCGTCGTGAATTATTAGTCACCGAATAATGTTCGGTGTGCCAGCTCCGCAGCGAGCAGCTTTACCGAATAATGTTCGATTTTGTTTGAGAATCTTTTATTAACAAATTGGAGGAAATCATGGAAAAATTGTTGAAAATTGTGAGCGTGGTCGGAACCCGACCCGCGGAATCTATCGCCGCCGGCGGTATCGTGGCAATGGCATCAGGAGCTATCCCTCTCTCATGGCCATTAGCAATTATTTTGGGCATCATGACAATCACAGGCCAAGTCACAAAAACAGTGCTGGAATGGCGCAACCCGAAAAACTCAAACCCCAAAATCAAAATGCCGGGCGCACCCGGAATCTATGTCATGCTATTTGTGGGTGTCATGGCCGCAATGATGATGCAAGGATGCAGTGCAAGCCACCCGCTTCTTAATGCAGGGAGCATCATGCAGGCATACGCCACCGCCGCACCCTTCATTTCAGGCGATTGCAAACACATTGCCATCTATCCGGGCTATGAACTCGACTTTGCAGAATCAAGCGAAGATGATGGATTTACGCACGGATTCGGCGGCATAGTGGGCGGGTGTGGCCACTACGTCAAAATTTCCTGCATGGTACATCCGTGTCCTGAATCAGGTGAACGCCCGGACGGGACACCATGTGTCAAGCCGTGGGTGACGTGCGAGGCACTTAATACACTAGCAGAACCCGAACAAGTAAAAATTACAACAGGCGCACCACTGGCACTAATTCATAAACACAAATCACCAAAAGCCGGATGGTACGTGGACACAGAACAAGCCCCGGCGATTAGTTGGCACATTTCACACCCACCCGACGAAATCAATAACCGCACGTTTGACACGCTAAATCAAGCCGCCGTGTTTGTGTTGAATCAGTAAAAACGCAAACACTCAGCAATAGAAAGCGTCATCCGATCATGGATGGCGTTTTTTTATGTAAATAAATGCTTTTTTTATTGTTTTTTCCTTGACTCTTATCTCATTTTGAGATAGTATGTATTTAGAAACCAAACAACGAAAGGGAAAAGAAAATGAAGAAAATGAACAAAACAGCAAGCCGCACAATGAAAAAAATGATCGAAGGATTAACCCAGCCGAGCGAGGGAAACAGCCACAAGAGCATTGACAATACCGAGAAAGTATTTATGCCGGTAGTGGTCGAAATAGTGGGCGGGCGCACTATTACTTTGGAAAGCAAAGAATACAAAATCAATGTAATCTCGGTGGCTCATTATTTCCGACAAAATGGCGATCAAGTCGTGGATCCTGAAATGATCTTTATTGAAGTGGCCGGCGATTTTTACCCCGTTTCAATTCAACACGCATTTGGTGTCCAACGCCTTGCAGTCGCAGACTGGAACGAATACTCAGGCGAATACACCGGCGTTTACCCCAAAGAACAGGCAGACCAAACAAAATTCGCTAATCTCTGGATGAAAAACATCAAATCACAACAAGGTATCTAAACCAACCGGGGGCGGATTGCCGCCCCCGGTCATAAAAGGAGAAAATACTTGTCTCATTCGCTAATTTGCTTTATTGTCTCAAATATAACTCATTAAAAGGATAAAACGTCATGAAAGACCTGAAAAAAGCCTACAGAAAAAACATGGATGAATTTAACGAGTATTCCAAGAAAAAATTTGTTGATGATCTCAAAACACTTAGGGAAATGATCAAAACTGACGAAGGGCAGAAAAAAATCATAATGACAATTTCTAGCGTCATTACCGTCTATGTTGTTTATTCTATGTATACAAGCATGTCATAACAACGGCCAAGATGAAAGGATAAGATTTCATGAACACGGTGAAAATTACAAGTTTCGGAAATAAGACGGTGGACATTGGCAAAATCAATGTTGATCCCGAAAAAGTCAAAATTGTCATGGCTGAATTTGCTAAATGTGCGAAAGAACTTGGTCGGCAAACTATATGGAGTATTCTAAAAAATCCGGGAGTGGCCTATCCACGTTATGAAACAGAAGAAGAATATGCCAGAAAATAAATCAACTTCAAGACCCGGCCCACATGGAATAGAATCCGTGCGCCGACATTGTGGCATGTCGCAAACCCAATTTGCCACACTGCTAGGAGCGTCTTTTCCATCATATCAACGATGGTTAAACACAAATAAAACGCCGGATTGGGTTCCTGTGATGATTGGATTTATCAATGTATTAGCAAAGGTTAGTGGCTGGGATGCCGTGCGGGAGGAGTTGACACAGGACGCTGGAGCGGATAAAATGTAATTTCATAAACCTTTTTTTGTTTGGTTTCAATTAAAGGTGAGGGACACCCGGCGTGGGTGTCCTTTATTTTTTGCGTGACTTCCTGCTTTGCTTGCGCCAATCCCACGGGGCAATAGGCGACGTGGACGCCTTCCAGATCCCAATACGCAAACGACGGGCTTTAGATTCCAACGCCTTTAGCTCTAAATTTCCCTTGCTATACTTCCTGTACCACCACGCGTGGCCGTGGGCGACAAGCTCATTATTGAGATTTCTGCCATCTTTCAGGATCACCCATCCGATCAAGCGACCGTATCGGTCACGTTTTTTACTCTTGATTTCCTTGATTCCATCTTTCAAGAGCAACTTGGCAAACTCGGTGGCCGTGGATCCGCCCTGTTGATTTCTCTCAGGGCAATCTATTCCGGCAAGCCTCACTTTTTCAATCTTGCCATTGATTCGAACCTCTATCGTATCACCATCTATTACTCGCACATGATCGACGGATGAGGCCGCCCCAATTAGCACAATGGCCACGCATACGATGATTATTGCATAAACTTTCTGCATTCTATTTCCTCACTATTTCGCAGTTTTTACCGCAAAATCCAGTGCCTCTCTGGCATGTTCCGGCCAATGTTTTGCTGCATAATCGCTCACAGTCTGCTTAAATTCCAACCTTTTTTTGATTTTGATGGATTTTTTAAGAATATAATGCACTTTGGGCGGCGTTTTCTTACCATTAAATTTTTGCATCACCGCCGGAACGCCTTTGGCCGTTTTTCCCGGCATATAGTTCGGCTTGGCCAATAATTTTTTGGGAAATTTCTTCGGTGTAATTTTGGCCATTTTGTTTTTGCGTGCGGCCAACGGAATGGCAACCATACCGCCGGCCTTATTCGTTTTCTTGCCCCCGGTTTCATGGAGCGTCATATAACCCGCCGTAAAACCTAGAGTGCCGGAAAGATCCTTTTTTTTCGCCGCCTTAAACGATAACGACCGCGCAGACCAAGATTTTTCCTTGTTAGGCCGAAGCGTGAAAATCGAGTCCATTCTGTCAATCACGGCCTCGCGTGCGCCGACCATCGTGGCGTTGATCGCTTTGGACATGGCAAACGGTATCTGTTTCGCAATCTTCCCAAAAAACAACCCGCCCCGCAAATCAAACAATAAATTCACATCAAATTCACCACTCATAATGTCCGCCTTTCAAGTTATTTTTTACCATGCTATGCTTCGCTATGGCTCATTGTAGCACGGGCGCAATTATTATTTGAATTTTTTTAAGATTCTCAGGGGCATTCAGGGGTAATTTTACCGTTTTATCTTGCGTGTCGAACAAATTTATGGCAAACAACTGCCAACGAAACAAAACAAAGAAAATGATTTTACTTAATAATTTCATAACTTTGAAGTAATATCAAGGTCTTGGATGATACTTCTATTTATACGGTAATTGTGAATGGCATTCAAGAGGCCGGCGGTTCGAACCCGCCTAGCTCCACCAGTAAAAACAACCACTTGCGGTAACTCGTAGGTGGTTTTTTTTATCACTCAGGGGCAACTAGGGACAAACTTTCGGATAAAATTACCAATCGCTGAACAATTTTCTCTTTGTGGTCTGATAGCTCAAATATTAAATGCTCCAATTCACGACGCTCCAAACGACCTAAACCAACCTTTTTAGGCGTACCCATCATACTAGCTAAATGGTTAGACGTTAAATGGGAATATATATCAGCCGTGGTGCTTACCTGTTTATGGCCTGCCAATGCCTGACCAGCCGCAAGACCACCCACCATCACAATGTTGGAAATTGCCACATGGCGCAAATCATGAAAGGTAATAGGAGTAATTCCCAATCTATTGCAGGCCGCTCTAACCCGTTTGGGTAAATCGCCCCGGATTTTTTCAAATATCCATTCACCACTTGCACGCCCAGCAAGCAGTGGCGCAAGGCGAACCGATACCACGGGCGGTATTGGAACCACTCGTGGCTCACCTGTTTTGGTGCTTTTTACTATTTCGCGGGAGTCATACTCGCTTGCTAATGCACCATTGAAAAACGTGCGGGATCGACGAATGTAAATATGCCCTTGCTCCAGGTCAATATCGCCCACGCGTAAACCAAAAATCTCACCACGCCTCAAAGCACAATGACCAGCCAAAGACAACAGAGGTCGAGAGGTAATGGACGCCGCCGCTACCAAACGCTCGACAGCTTCGGGAGCTAACATATGTACCACTCGTTTCTCTTTTTTATATCCCGCCGAATGTGGCGATTTTGACAGGTGCCCAACCTTCACCGCGGCTTTTAGGCATCCTGAAAGCAACACCGCCGCATGTTCTCGCTGGCTTTTCTTTTCAATTTTGGCAAGGGAATCATTGATAAGTGATTCAGATAAATCCTTTAACTCCATTTGTTTTAGATCGTCGGCCACCGCCGCCCATTGGTAATCATAGCCCACGCGGGTGGTGATAGCCAAACCCGGCCAATGACCGGCGCGCCATTCGTCAAACCATGCCCCTAATTTCATGCTGATATCACTTACCACAGGAATATCGAAAAAAATCCGGCGGCGAATTTCTAACGCCATCCGATAAGCCACATCAATATCATCACTCAGCTTTTTTCGGCTCCGCTTGCCCGCTATGGTGTACTGAATTCTATAATTATTATTATCCGCCCGCCACTCCAGCCGGGCCGGGTACAATCGCTTATTAAACTCTTTGAGTTTTTGAGCGGAAATTCTACTAAGTTTGTGTTGAACCATTTTTTATGTGTCCTTTTTTTTGACATTTCTATATATTTTCTATACTTTTATATATTTAACTGTAGTTATATATACATCTATGCAGGGGGCAAAATGAAAGTCGAAAAAAATAATGTTATTGACCTCACTCCATACCCTCACGAAAAACACGACATACAGCCAAGCGCATTCATAATCGAAAATGGCAACCGCATCCTAGTTGCTCAGGTGCTAAATCTGTTAAGCGGATCCAATGCCACCGCTATGCACTCCGACTTGACGACTTTAATTGATTACTACTCTCAGAAAGAGCCTTGATTTTGGATTTCAAGTTCTTATTTACAGACCTGTAACGGCTCAATATCATGTTTTGGGCCTTGATATCATCCCGTGCTTTTTCGAGCTTTAGCAAGGTATCCAGAAGCGTTTGTTTCATGTCTGCCAGTTCGGAATCTGGCCGGGTGGCCGAATCCTGTACCTCGGTGGCCGGTTTCTGGTCGCTCAATCCACTATTTCCAATCCCATCAAGCAACCATGCCGGACTAATTCCAAATTGCTTATGAACCTTTGCCGCCATCATGGCGGATATAGACTCGCGTGTAAGGAGGGATTGATAAGCTCGGCGAGTCATGCCAAGTAAGTTTGAAAATTTCTTTTTATCACCATACTCGGTAAATTCAAGTTTTTTTCTCACATATTCAAGCCTATCTTTTGGAGTGTGCAAGTCGGCGGTAATGATTTCCGGCGTGCTATTGCTAGGTGAATACTTTTCAAACTCTTGACCAATACCACAAATGAGCCACCACAAATTAACACCATGATCGACTGCAATGGCGGCCAATAGTTCCGCCGGTGGCGAGGTGCGCCCGTGTTCATATCCAAGATAGGTTCGATAAGCAATGTTAAGATAGGCGGCAAATTCCTTCTGATTATTGCCAATCCATCGCCGCACTAACTTCAAACGATTACTAATTTCAGTATTTTTATGTTGACAAGTTACTTTTTTTCTGGCATTTTTACACTCCTGTTCGTAGAACAATAAAAAAAAGTTACTCTAAACACTGTGAAATTACCGTGCCAATTTAATACGTGAACACAATTAATTGACCGCAACATAAAAGCCTATGTGTTCATAGAACATTAAGCAAGGAAAAACGATGCAAACAAAACAGACATACCAAACCAGAAACGAATTGAAAGAGGCTCTCGGATCCGTCGGGTGGACATTCGCACGAATCAATAAAACACTCGGTATCATGTCACGATCCACAATCACAATGGTGTGTCAT